CTTCAGTGGGACCCATAGGCGGGATTACGCTGAGCGTCACGCCAGCTTGCTTAAGCCTGACGAGTAGCTCCACATCCGTGGATTCAACTACCAGATCATCTGTCACCCAGGGCCCTAGCCAGGGCCAGGAGGTTACTACTCTACTACCTAACTGCAGGCTAGCCTTGATCCCGATGCTTCTCGGGACTTCCGGTGCAGTTCTTATCGATGGTTCTACCAGTGATCGCCTCCGGACTGAGGCCTCAAACCGTCTCCCGCCCAAGATTGGCACGGGTGGCGGCCTAAAGCCAGTATGCCCGGATGCGTGGTATTGCCACCGTAGGTACCTCGGTTCATCGCTGAGCGGCCGTGTCCGTGGTTCGATGACCACGGTCTTAGCTTTCCACCCTACGTGGGTGGGCATAGCACACGGAGGTTCGCTTTTGATGCGTACCGAGGAAGGACAGCACTCGTCCCAGTCCGCTATGAGGCCATCATTGGCCTCCGACAGCGGAATTCGCCTACCTAGATAACCCGTCCCCAGGTGGGACACGAGGTATAACCAGACAGGTAAAACACGACCATCTCGATGGCCGGGCATGAGAGCCCAGCGCAGCAAGTTGTTCGCTGCCAGGATGATAGTCGCTGGAGTATCCAGCGGGCTGTCGATGTAGAAGGGAGTGACTGATGCTCCGTTCAGGTAGTGCTTTCCACAGCTCTCCCTGAATCGGTATTCACCCGTCGAGGCGTACGTCTTGTCCTTGTTGATCCGGAATCCTGCGAACGAACAAACCTCGCAGAACTGGGTATATGACCCGACCGGAAGGACAATATCGTCACCATAGACGGATACCGAGGTGGCATCAAGCCCCAAGAAGTGAGTACACGCCCAAGCCAAGGAGTAGAACACCAAGGACTCAAGTTCAAACGTGTAGCCATTCCCCATCGCGGAGAACAGCTCGTTCTCGTGCATTTCACCGGCAACCAGCGTAAACGGCGCCCGAAGTGCGTCTAGCACCCAGTACCACCGCCAGTCCAAATCCACCGTGCTCTGTGAGCCAAGGAGGTTATAGACTAAGCCACATGTGACAGATTGGCTTGCGCTTTTCATGTCAACAGTAGCGTCACGTCCTGTGAGACTCGCCATCTTGGCGAGCTGCTGGTTGATAGACTGATCGTTCAGGTTAAT